GATCTATATGCGTGACAAAGATGACTATCGTAATGACGATCTTGTAAAGAAAGATATGTTAGATCAGATGCGGCTGGATGGATATGATCCGTTCATGGTATTTGATGATCGTAACAGCGTGGTCGCAGCATGGAGAGTCTGTGGTGTGCGTTGTATGCAGGTTGCCCCTGGTGATTTTTAGGAGATAGATCATGAAAAAGCTACTACGGTTTTTATGGACTGGTTCATGGCACGATCATTATTGGGAAGTATATAAATCAACACAAGTTCTTGATGAAGATAATGAATGTATTGGAGATAAGTATACTCTTCGATGTAAGCATTGTGGAGAGATGAAGAAGTTCAAAACATATGTTGGGTGGTAAAACACATGCTATACCAACTTGAGTTTTACCTTGAAGGCACTGACGACTATTTCTACTACACTGTAGCCAACTGTTATCCAAAGGTAGGGGAAAATGTTATGATCCTAACCAAAGGTGAAGGATATACAGAGTATCTTGTAAAGAAGGTTGAGTATTGGTTTAGCGAAAAGGACATGCAAAGTGAAGTTATACCAATGGTGATATGGGTTCAAAAATGCTAAACCTGATTTGGGAATGTCTACGGTATACTGGTGCTAACATAAATACCAAGGCTATTCAAACACACAGGAGCCTTGGTATAAAATATGATTTTTCTCACACCCATCATCATGTATCATATATTCTGGAAAGGCATGTGCAAAGACCTGGGGTTTGATTTTATGACACCCATTATAGATATGCCGATGAACTATATGGTGATGTGTGCGAAATAACTAAAGTTCTTGACTTTGTGAGTCGGTTGTGTTATAAATAAGTTGTCTTTGATGAGAGTTGGAGATAGACGGGCAAGACTGCGGGGCAGTACCGCACTGGTCCACCAGAAGCATAATACGGAATCCCACTTAACCAGTAGAGGGGCGAGTCTGTAAAAGGATGAAGTGATGACAACATTTGTCCGTCCATATTATGTTTCTGATGGGCCAGAACTAGGTTCGATTGACGTTGAAGGACAAAAGGAGAAGACCGGCATGATTCCGCCGTTATCGGGTCAAAAACATAAATGTCGCAAACGATAATGCGCCATTTGAAACACGCCTAGCAGCGTAGTTCTCATAGGGTATGGGCTCCACCTAGTAACAGAACGGGCCTACTTTTATATCGGTGTGGTGAAACGGTATCACGACGGCTTCCAACTCCGTAGTTGTGGGTTCAATTCCTACCACCTTTGCCAGTTTTTGTTGAATATAGGAAATACATTATATGATGATTAGTAGAGAAGAGATCACAAACTTTTCGTTCAAGATAGAAGAGATTGTTGAGGACAAGGATGTGTCCTACATGGATGCAGTTTTGATCTTTTGTGAGGAGACCGGATTTGAGATCGAGGTTGCTGCAAAGCTGATATCATCTTCGCTCAAATCCAAGATCAAGATTGAAGCAGAAGACCTACACTTCCTACCCAAATCAAACACGGTGAAACTACCTCTATGAAGCTGGATGCATACCAGACTTATTGTTTGTTCATGGCAATCAAAAACCATTTCACACAAAAGAACTATTCCTTTTTCAAGTACAAGGGTAAGGTAAGAATCTCTAAGGAGAAGTTTGAGACAAATCGAGACAGATACAAGTATGCCAGATTGGCCAAGAAGTATGATGCCGTGGAAATGCAGGACTTCATTCTTGCCAATATTATTGTTGGTCGTAAATGGGTTGGTGAGCTTATGGAAGATGAAGCAGAGCAAACATACATCAACTTCATCAAACGCAGTCAGTCATTCACATACACCTTCAAGACCGATATGGATAAAATCTTTTCCAGCATATCTTCACCCAAAGATATTTTCAAGGAAAGGCAATCTTCATATCCTGTTCTTTTACATTTGTGTATGACAAACGAGATTCATGTAGAATCCCTGTGTGTGCTAAACTCGTTCATTCCTTTTGTCAGTATCTTTGACAAAAGATTGGGCGAGGATGATTTTATCTGGTCCACCATAAGAAACATGATTGTAAAGCTCACACCTTTTTTGACATACGACAGAGAAAGATGTAAGAAAATACTAAAGGATCATATAAATACCCCTGATAAGGAACATGTATCAGGAGAGGAAGTATCGTGTTAGACACTAAACAAAAACTACAGACAGCACTACTTGGGTTGATGGCTCTTGTTGGTGGGATTAGTGCATACCAGACTGTCTCAAAGATTGATGATGCTGGCACTCCCGACAAACCAAAGCCAGACACACCAAAAGCAGATACACAGATTTCACCACCACCAATACCTCTACCCATAAAGGTTCCAAACCTTCTGGATCAGCCAGAGGTCGTAAATGATGTTTCTGCTGTGGAAGTTCCTTCACAAACACCACCACCAATACCTGTTGAGATCAAGAAGACTCCCGATGAGGTAAAAAGATCAGTAGAGCTTGAGGTGAAGCGTATTGTGTATTCCAAAAGAGCCGAATCCACAAAGACTGTGGTGAAGAAGGATTCTCAAAAGTTTGTGGCAAAGACAGCAAAAGAAACTCCACCAAAGATCGAGATGAAAAAAACCAAGACAGAAAGATATCCTCCTGGTAGTTGGAGTGAGCGTAGGAAAGAGCTAGGATACTCAGCCAAGGATTCTCTCGTAGGTAATCCAAAGCTTATGGCTGAGTATAACAAATGGAAGGCCAGTAGGTAAGATATATACACATATGATGATTGGACTTATGACTGCTGCCATGCTAACAATATCAAACATTTCTGGTTCTGTTTCGCCTCTTGAAACAAACCTGCCAGCACACGATGAGTATCTGCTTGGCTTGGGTAAAAACTTACCCATAGCACAACCAGAACATAGACAGCTAACACAAAAGATAATCATCGAACCACTAACACCTGAAGAATTTCAAGAACTTCATGAAGAACATTTTCATTTTGGTCTTGACACGGAACCCACCATATACTAATATGGTGGCCATGCTATACACAGCTTGTAAGTTTGTGTGTATAGTATCATACTACGAACATATACAAGGCACATATACATTGTAACATCATATACGGAGACATACAAAAATGGTAGATTTTGCAAAGCTCAAGAAGTCATCAGAAGCCCTCAACGAACGCATTACTCGTGAGATTGAGGCAATCACATCCCCAGAAACCGAAAAGTCAGAAGATACTCGTTTCTGGAAGCTGGAACGAGACAAGTCCGGTAACGGTTCTGCTGTTATTCGTTTCCTACCACCATGTGAAGCTGATGGCGATGATGCTCTGCCCTGGGTTCGGTTCTGGGATCATGGATTCCAGGGACCAACAGGCAAGTGGTATATTGAGAAATCACTAACCACCTTTGGTAAGGGTCATAAGGACCCTGTATCAGAATATAACACAGTTCTTTGGAACTCAACCACAGACGATAACTCACCTGCCCGTAAGCAGGCTCGTGCTCAAAAGCGTCGTCTTCGGTACATTTCAAATATTCTTGTTGTGTCTGATCCTGCTCACCCAGAAAACAACGGCAAGGTCTTCTTGTTCCAGTACGGTAAGAAGATTTTTGACAAGATCATGGCTGCTTGGAAGCCAGAGTTTGCTGATGAAAAGCCTGTTCCTGTTTTTGATCTATGGAAGGGTGCGAACTTCAAGTTGCGTATTCGTACAGTTGATGGTTATCCAAACTACGAGCAATCTGTGTTTGATGCTCCATCACCCATCTCAAACGATGATTCCAAGCTGGAACAGATTTACAAGAGTGAGTATTCTCTTGCTGAGTTTGTTTCTAAGGACAAGTTCAAGTCATACGAAGAACTCAAGGCTCGCCTTGAAAGCGTGCTTGAACTCACACCAAGTGGGGCAGCACCCTTAGCGAAAGCTGCGGGATTGGCTCCTGTGAAGAAGTCAGTTGCTGCAACGATTGATGACGAGATTCCATTCCTTAGTGATGAGGATGAGGATGATGATCTAAAGGCATTCAGGGCCTTGGCCGACTAAACTGGAAAAAGGGGGGATTTAGTTCCCCCCTTTTTTATGTAAGATTGAAACCTGTTCCGCTTCTATATGGATCATATTTAGTCTGTGCCAGATGTCTTTTTTCTGGGGCTGAGTATTCCTTAACATCCATAAATCCGGTTTCTGCTTTTGGTGGTGCGGTCGATCCAGTCATCTGTGCCATATTTACATACTGAGGTTGTTGCTGTTGCTGCTGTGGAGTATTTTCAGCATAGGCATTTGAAGGAACCTCATTATTTACCAGGGTAGCAGGATCAACTTTCAACTGAGAAAAGTTTTCTCTGCTGTTGGCATAAAACTCGGTCTTACCAGTTTTCATATTCACACCAGCAATATCCTCACCAGGAGGAATATCAAATGTTCCTCCGGTTGCCATAGCCTTCGGTGTTTCTCCTTGTTTTGTTGGTTCAGCAGATGGTGCTTGTTCGTTCT